CTTACAATGCTTGAAGACTACTGGCTCCCTCGTAGAGAAGGTGGTAGAGGTACAGAGATTACCACACTTCCAGGCGGCCAGAACCTTGGTGAGATGGATGATGTCAACTATTTTAAGAGCAAACTATACGAAGCACTGAATGTCCCTACTACTAGACTTCAAGCAGATGGTGCTTTCAATCTCGGTCGTGCATCAGAGATTACAAGAGACGAATTGAAGTTCTCTCGTTTCGTGAATCGCTTGCGTACCCGTTTCTCAGAAATCTTTCATACTCTACTTGAAAGACAACTTCTACTTAAGGGTGTAATCACAGCCGCTGAGTGGAAGGAGATGCAGGATAAGATTCGCTATGACTTTATGGAAGACAATCATTTTGCTGAACTAAAAGACAGTGAAATTCTTGAGAACAGATTGCGTCTTCTCGCTGATGTTGATCAGTACACTGGTAAGTACTTCTCTACTCTTTGGATTCAAAAGAATGTTCTACGACAGTCTGAAGATGAGATTGAAACTATCAGTCAGGAGATTGAAGATGAAGGTGGTGGTGAAGAAGAAGGTGATGCAGACGAATTTATGTAAAATTCAGTTGCTTTATTTTATAAATAGATAACAGGAGAAAATAATGTCAGACTATACATCAAGAGATGCTGTTGAGTTTGCTTTCGATGGAAACACAGCAAAGTTTAAAGACGCTATTAATGGTATTATGGCTGATAAGGTAGCAGACGCTATCGAAATAAAAAGAGTGGAAGTAGCATCACAGTTTATGTCTGCTCAAGATACAGACCAAGGGGAAACCGATGTCCAAGATTCAGAAGTTTAAAACATTCCTTGAAGCAAGCGCAGCAGATTTGACGCCTGCTAAAAAAGATGATGACGAGTCGAAAGCACTAAAGCCTCGTTCCAAAGGTGAACAGGATTTTGCTGGCGCACATACAACTGAGACAGAACCTGATCCACATGCTGATCCTTCTGTACACAATGGTTCAACACAACCTACATCCCCCAAAGGTTCTGGTGATGGTGAAAAAGAAGTAGTTGCTGCTGGTACAGATGTGCAAGAGCCTCAGGGCGGTGGTGATTCAAAGCGCAGTGCTGATAAAACAGATGGTGACAAAAAAGTAAAAGTCGTCAAAGAAGCTGTGAAAGAAGACGAAGAGCCTGAGGATGATGACGAAGATGACGACGAAGGCGAAGATGAGGACGAAGATGAAGATGAAGATGAACTTGAAGAAGGTGTAATGGACACTCTCAGAAAGATCGTCAAAGATAAGCAAATGCAAAAAGTCAAGTTCAAGAATGGTAAATCCATGCGTATTGATCTGACAACTGCTTCTGCTATCGTAAACGCATTTGATAAGCGTATCAAAAATGCTTCTACAAAAGCAAAGTTTGCTGACGCTATCGAAAAAGATCAAGCATCTTTCATGAAAATGATGGACGTGGCTCTAGGAGGTAAATAATGGCTATCAAAGTTCTTGCAAATACCGTTGCTTTCACTTCAAGTGCAAATAACGTATACAATGCTACTGCTGTTCGCATTACCAACAATGGTTCTGCTAGAACTGTCGTGATCGCTAATACTGCTGCTCCTTCTGAATCTGGACAGCATGGTAATTATCCAGGCAGTCAAGTATCTATCAGAATGAATGCAAATGAAGTAGTGACTGTTCGCAAACGGCCTCAAGATACTATTACCGCAGCCGCCGGTGTATTTGGAACCAAAGTAGCGGAGGTAGCATCATGAGCATGAAACTTATTTGCGAAGTCAACGAAGAAATTAATTATATCACTGAAGCAAAAGATGAAGACGGTAAGAAGTCCTACTTCATCGAAGGCGTATTCATGCAAGGTGATATTAAGAACCGCAACGGACGTATGTATCCTAAAGAGGTTCTATCAAAAGAAGTTGCTCGTTACAACAGAGAATACGTTGAAAAGAAAAGAGCATATGGTGAACTAGGACATCCACAAGGTCCAACTATTAACCTTGAGAGAGTCTCTCACATGATCACAGACCTAAAGCAAGATGGTCCTAACTTCATGGGTAGAGCAAAGATTATGTGCGAAACACCATATGGAGCAATTGTTAAGTCCTTGATGGACGAGGGCGCACAGCTTGGAGTATCAAGTCGTGGTATGGGTAGCTTGAAGAGTGGAAAGGCTGGCGCACAAGAAGTGCAAAAAGACTTCTATCTTGCAACTGCTGCTGATATTGTTGCTGATCCTTCTGCACCCGATGCATTCGTGAATGGTATCATGGAAAGCAAAGAGTGGGTTTGGGAGAATGGGATAATCAGAGAAGCGACTATAGCTGATTACGAGACAGAAATCAAAAAGGCTTCCAAGTCTGACTTAGAGGGTATAAAACTCAAAGTTTTTGAAAATTTCCTCTCAAGATTGTAATTTTATAAATATAGTGTAAATGAGTAATTATCTGATAAAGGAGACTCAAATGTCCGATAAAGAACTAGAGATGCAAGAGGATGACACAATCCTTGAAGCACAAGAAGTTGTCGAGGACGTTGCTACTGAAGAAGAAACTATTGAGGAAGCCAATACAGAAGCTACCGAAGAAGTTACTGAAGCAGCCGCAATGGACGCCCCGATGCCTAAAACAAAAATTGGTTTGATCAACTCTGTGGTTGATCAAATGAAAGGCATGAAGAAGGCCGAACTAGAAGCATCCTATGGTGACATCATGTCATCTTGTAGTAAGGATCATAGTGAAGAAAAAGAAGAAACACCAGCAAAGAAAGTTGTTGCTAGAGAGAGCAAGAGACTCAATAAAGAAGATATCGATGTATCATCTGATGTGCAGGCTCTATTCGGTGACGAAGAACTTTCTGAAGAATTCAAGGATAAGGCTACAACCATCTTTGAAGCTGCTGTTCTTTCTAAGATCAATGAAGTTCTAGAAACTGCTGATGTTGATCTCGCTTCTGATCTTGAAGCTGAAAAAGAAACAATGGTAGAAGACCTAACCACTAAGCTAGACGACTACCTTGAGTATGTCGCTGAAGAGTGGATGAAAGAAAACGAACTTGCTATTGAAAAGGGTGTCCGTGCAGAGATTGTTGAAAACTTCATGCATGGTCTACGCAATCTATTCGCTGAAAACTATATTGACATTCCAGAAGAGAAGGTCGATCTAGTAGATGAACTAGCTGGTAAAGTTGAAGAACTTGAGGCTTCAGTCAACGAAGAAGTTGAGCGTAACATCGAAGTCAAAAAAGAACTTGTCGAAATGAAGAAGGACAAGGAACTCGCAGTTGTTTGTGAAGGACTAACTGATTCACAAGTTGAAAAGATGAAGTCACTAGCAGAAGGTGTTGACTATGATGCTGACACATATGCTGATAAACTAGCGACAATCAAAGAGAACTACTTCCCATCGGAAGAAGTTGTTGAGAATGATGCAACTGATGAAGAACCTCTTGAAATCGAAGAAGAGGCTACTGAAGTGACAGGCTCTATGGCTGCTTACACAGACGCCATTTCAAGAAGCATCAAAAAGTAATAATTTATAAATATTGTATAAAGGCTGATAGTTTACTAAAGGAGAAACTAAAATGTATCAATCTGATGAACTTCAAAAGAAGTGGCAGCCAGTTCTTGAGCATACCGACCTTGAGCCAATCAAGGATGCCCATAAGAGAGCCGTTACTGCAACACTTCTAGAAAACCAAGAAAAGTCTGCCCGTGAGCAGGCACAAGGTTCTGGTGGTTACAACGCTCCATCACTTCTCGGTGAGGCCGCTCCTGCTAACGCAATGGGCGCATCTTCATCTGTAGCAAGTGCTGGTAATGTTGATATTTACGATCCAGTTCTTATCTCACTCGTTCGCCGCTCAATGCCGAACCTAATTGCATATGATATCGCTGGCGTTCAGCCAATGACAGGTCCAACAGGACTTATCTTTGCAATGCGTTCACGCTACACATCACAGACTGGCTCAGAGGCAATGTTTAATGAGGCCGACGCTTCATTCTCAATGTCATATGCTGGTAACACTGCATCACAGGGTGCCGCCAACTCATCTGCAGGTGCCGCTCAGACAGGTACAGATCCGTCTGATCGTTCTACATCAGCTACTGGTGGTAACTACAATGT